CAGAATACTCTAAGTTAATAGGATTACCATTGACATCTATCATGTCGTACCCCTCAACATAGTTACCATACATGAGTCTGTTACCCATGATGGTCTGTGCCTTAGCAAGCAATGGTACGTTGTCGTACAATCTTAGTAGCTCACTTTCAGGAAGGATGGTAAATATCTTACTATTTGTAAATGTGTATGTACGGTTAAGGTTGTCCGCTAGTCCAAGGTCTGCCTTGTTAAGCTTCTCAATAACCTTAATTACATTGCTAGTGGTGTCCTTAAATAGCAAGTCAATGCCAACCACAAGCGGTCCGCCTGTATTGTAAGTTACTCTAGCTGCATTAAACTGGTTCTGCATACCCTCATTCAGGTAGCTGTTAATGCTAAAGTCAAACGGCTTAGGCTGAAACGCAGGAGCAGACCACTGAGATGTAGCAGAATATTCTCCATCCTCATATAGGTATCGATACGCAAAGCATATATACCTGTTCTCTAGGAAGTCATTTTGATTCCCTGTGTTGATTAATGTAACACCAGGAGACTCTACCGGTGGTCTCTTAATAACAAGAATAGACTCAGCACTAAACTGGTCTATGTTACCAACAGGATCAGGGTAGTTCTTTAATCTGTTTATGAACCTTGGCGGATTGTAATCATCCGTAAAAAATATCAAGTCATCAATAATATTTATCCCTGTGATAAGATATCCTGGGTTAAAGTTTAGAGTGGTATTATCACCATCTCCATCGTTGATGCTAATCACGTGGTATGTCAATATGTTGTTGTACACATTGAACGATACAATCATATCAAGCTTACCAGTAGCACCAACACCAAAGTTGGAGTCATGAATAAACCAATAGATAGTCTCACTTGTATTATCGGCTATAGTGCCAATACATCTAGCTGAGGAACTAAGTGGTGTACCATCAACATACTTAATTGTAGTCAGCCTGCTATTACCCTTAGTATTTTCAATGACACCAATCTCAGAGTTCTCTGTAGATCCCATGCGAATATTAAGCGCATCGATATACTCTCCATCAGGAATTAGTCGTTCATCAACGACTTTATTCATTCTCCCAGCTATGAAGTTTCTTGTGATATTCGTCATATTATTTCAACCACTTGTCCATACCACGTAGGTTCATCAATAGTCTACCCGGATGAATGTTGCTTATTCTTATTTTAGCATTTCTTAAAAGCGAAGACTTCTCTCTTCTAGCACGAGCCACAATGTATTCTTGGACACCAAGCTTGGCATTCAGTATTTCGTATTGAATGTACGCATAAATAAATTTTTCAAACAATTTATTTACACTTACACTTGCATCGTCACCATTCTCCATTCCATCAGATACATACTCTAATATCACAGACTGACCATACATGTCTGAGTTGAAGTTAATCACACCACTCTTGGCATCTATATTAAATGTAGGGTTGAAGTTAGCAGTCTCATTATTAAGACCATATCTAGTGCCAATGCTATAATCAAAGTACCATTCTCCTCCTCCTAAATCCCATCCCTCCTGACCATTGTATCTGCTCTGAGGATTTAAGTAGATGCTCTTCTTAGTACCCTCTAATCTCTGCAAGTCAATATCAGAGAACTCAGGAGACAATGCATTGCCCTGGTTGTCAAACAATATCTTACCAGTGTTGTCCTGCAAGTATGCCTTAGCAGAAAGAACCTGAATATTCTCAGTCAATGGTCTTAGGTACCCATCCTTATATAGGTTTACCCTAACCCAGTTGACATAGTCTGATGGTAGAATATATTTAAGCGTATCATCCACAGTTAGCTCAAGAACTTTTATTTGCTTAAACGCATCATAGTTTAGTTCTTGTATTGCTCTCTTGGCATGGAACAAAATTTTATATCGCTCCTCATTATTTATCAAGGAGTGGTTACCAGCGTACATCAACATAAAGTTGTTGACAATGTCCTGTAGACTAACATACTGATATGACCCCCAGTTTGCATCCTTAGGAGTCACACCATTATTTTCGTAGTATTTTTCTTGAGTTATGTATGCCATGATTATACAGATTGTTTTTGTTCTTCATTGCCTCCAAACTGAACCGCCTCAATCTCACGAATAGACATACCAGCGTACTGAAGAATCTTTGACACAAGTTTTATCTCATCCTCAATAGGGACTTCAAAGTCTTGGTATCCTAGACCAGGCGACTGATTGAAGACAGGCTCACCATTGGTTAGCGTAGTGAACGTCCACTTAGGATCTTTAGGATATCTGAAGTAGACAGCATCCACCTCGTTAGCAAGATTAATCGTTGATGGGTATACGGTAAGTACACTACCCTCCTGAGTATAAGCAGGATATGTTTCTGTTGGAGCAGTCAAGTTAGAGTTAACCAACATTGTAATCTTACCATGAGTAACCTTCTCTGCTTCACCCTTGAATACCCTAGTAGCACCAGATGCATCGTAACAAAGTATCTTGTTAATCATAAAGTAATCAAACCCAGTAGTTGTTACCGATGGTAGATAGAATCTATTTGAAGCCGCAGTCACCTGAGTAAGAGTAGATGTAGTAGCAAATACTTCAATAGCTTCCTCTAAAGCCTTTCTAATATCAGCATAGTCAGTACCTGAAACACGAGCGTTCTCCTTATTGATAGTATCGTTGTAGTCAGAAAAGTACTCCTCAAATATCTCTAGCTGAGCCTGCTTGGCAAACAGGTTAAAGTCAGAAGGTGAGATGTATCCGTAATTATTCTTGTTCAGAATTGCCAATACGGTATTTCGAACTGAGTTGATCATTCTAGTCTTTTTACAAATATAAACAAAAAAAAAGAGGGTGTTATTACACCCCCATTTTTGATCATCAAACTATGAAAAACATGATTACAAATCTAAATTATTTTCTAACATTTTCAAAGCATCGATACCATCATCTGTCTTTAGGAACTGAGCCACGGCAAAGTATGGGTCATCACCATAGGAAACAGTAAGCATCTTCTTCTTCACTGATGGTGTATTAAACCACACCTCCTTGTTGTTGTTTCTGAATGACAATAACTTGTTCTCAAAGAACACGTGAATATTTGCCTGAAGCTTTAGCATTGGATCACGTAGGATATTCAAGAATCCTTTTGGATCTCTCTTTGCGTAAATCAAGATGTCACGCTTAAGCTCAGATGTTGTGAACTTATTTGGGTCCTTACTAAACAATACTCTAGCGATTGTCTCAAGCTGATCAACACTAAGTTGACGTGCTTCAATCAATGCATCCACCTCAGATGTAAGTTGTTCTACTTCCTTAGCTGCATCTCTTTCATAATCAACCTGCATAAATGAGATACCATTTAGTGGGTGATAGTGAAGGAACTGCTGTAGGACTGGGTTAGTTCTTGGTACTGATAGGAAGCCATTCTCGAATACGATTGGCTCTAAGATTGCGTTGCCATCCTGCTCATCCTCAAATGGAGACTTCTGATTGATGGCGTATCTTAGTGGTCTGTTTACATTGTTGTCTTCATCAAAATAAAGTAGAGGATATCTCCTAGTATTTCTTGATGGTAGAGTAAAAGATAAAGGAGCAGAATCTCCCTTGAGTTTATAGACTTTGTCAGAACTTGTTGCTGATTTTTTCATTGGATATAATTTGATTAAAATTTAAAATAGAGGGAGTCAACCAAGACCCCCTCTGTTAATTATTACTTCTTCTTCTTAATAATAGGCTTCTTTACAGATGCCTTTACTGTAACCTTACCGCTCATCAACTCAGGAAGAACTCTAGTCTTTGTTGGAACTCCATACTTACCGAATGCCTCAGATTCAGATGACATTCTTTTTTGAGCAGCCGTACTGTATGCACTACCTCTTGGCTTAGATGCTCCTGTAAAAGGATTACCGCTACCAACAGATGGGGCCTTAGCTTTTACTACATTTTTCTTTGGACCTGGTCCCATTGCTTTCTTTGCCATTGTCTTGTTTGTTTTAAAGATTAAAGGAAGGGCCAATCGGCCCCTCCTATTATTTTAAATTAGGCTCCGTATCTGAACAATACGAAGTTGTTTGCACCTAGGGTACATACACAACGCTCAGACAAGAAGTTAACCTCCATTGCATCGAGATCGCTAGTCTGTGCACCACCGGCAGAACCTGTAATCCAAGTCTTGTATCTACGATCTTCAGTCTCAGAAGCTCTGTAACGAACGTGCAAGAATGGTCTCTTAGCGTTCTTACCCATAATCTGATCGTACACAGTGGTAGAACCAGCAGGTACCAATAGACCAGTTACAGTACCAGTTGCAGATGCCCCAGTAGGCAAGCCACCACGCAAAGTAGGATCGTTCAAGTACTTCCAGTCAGACTTGTAGAAGTCATAACCTCTACGGAATCCAGTGAATCCAAGATTCAAAGCCATCTTCTCATCGTTGTCGAATAGACCATAAGAAGTACCTCCAGCACCGTAGCTATTCTGAGCTGCCAACATATCGTCAATGTCAAAGCTGAATGCTCTGTTCAAGAAGATTACGTTCTCCTCGATAGATCCCTGCTTGTCAAGACGAGAGATGATGCTATCAAAGTCAGATAGAGTAGTTGGGTTACCACCACCCCATACGTTACCACGGTTGTTAACCACGTAGAAGATACCCTCAGAACCTTTGTTACCATAGATAGGGTTCAAAGCAGCGTTAGCTACACCAGACCCAGTCTCAGCAGGAACTGCTTCAATCATTGCAGTCTCAAGATAGTCTTCGAAACGTAGACGAGTCTCGTGCTCAGAC